ATGACACCATCTGCAGATTCGCAAAGGTATGCACCAACCTTACCAACATACTTACCGGTGCCTTCTTGAATGCCAACGATTTTCAGATCGCATTCAAGTTCACCTTTCATTTTGATCTGACCTTTAGATCGTTTATCTTCCCACTTGCTACGCAAGTCTTTAAGGATGATACCTTCTTGACCTTCAGACAAATACTTCTCAAAAATTTCTTGAGCTTCAGCAAAGTTAACAACAGTACGATGTTCAACCAAATGAACCTTAGAAGGCAACTTCATAGTTTGCAACATTGCAAAGCGGATGCCATAATCAGTAGTGCCTTTACCAGCAACAAAATGATCTAGTGGAATGACGTCCCACACTGTAGCATGCACTTTTCTAGCTTCATCAGTACCAATGGTACCCTTAACTGCTTTGTTTAGAATACCGTTTCCTGTTTGACGATCAAGCAAAAGGCCTTTGTCACTTACAACAAGTTCACCATCAAACACTACGTTTCCACCACGTGCCATCTCAATAAATTCTTGCTCAAGGTTACCAATCAAATTGATTTCCTTGCCATTACGAGAACGGAAGGCGACTGCACCATCTTTAACGATAGCATTAAAACGCATACCATCCATCTTGAGTTGCACCATTGCTGGGAACTTCATTTTGTCTACGATCTTTTGATCGAACTGAGAACACAACATGCATGGATATTCTGGAATCAGTTTATCCCACACTTTGTTTGCAGTGGATGCAGAGCAACCAACCTTCAAATCTTTACCAATGATACGTTCAAGAACTTGAGCATCTTTTGTTTCAAGACGTGACAGCAAATCTGCAAGGAATTCAATGCCAGCATTACCTGTAACTTGACGTGTACTCAACATTCCTAGTTGAGGCATTGCAGTTTGCAATGTAAGTTGCCCGTCCATTTTGCCTGTGTTACGTGTGTAAGCAGGAATTTTACGAATGTAGAACTGAGTGAATGGATCGTAAGCAAGTCGAAAAACTTCTTTTAAGACGTCATTGTCCTTATGTTTCTCAAGCAAAGCTTGCTTGAACAATCGGGAGTTATCACTTGCTAATTCTTCGAGAATGTCAAAAATCATTTTTCAGGTCCTACGTAAACTTCAGTAATTGTACCACCGCCTTTGATTTGTTTAAAGATTTCAGCACAACCTTTCACAAAGAAAACTTGAACTTCACCATTTGTTTGAACCAGAAGGTAACGATACATCTACTATCCTTTTTGTTTATGAGATTATTATACCATAGATTGCGAGCTTTGTACACCAATAGTTGACTAATTTAGTATACTATAAACTGTAACCTAAAGTACTACTTATCCTCGTCTCATACGAGCCATCTCACTAGCTTCTTCAGTGCTAAACACAGGAACTGCGTTGGACTTGTGTAGGGTACCAATACCGATCATTTTAGTGCCTGTATAGGCCTTTGAGGGCTTCAAAGCGGTATCGTGGTGACCACTATTCAGAGACTTGTACTTTTTAGTGTCTCGACCCTCTGGAATGGATAACCTATAGCTGCTTGACAAATCAGTGCATCCAGACACGCGAAGCGGTTTAGATGGTTCGTACTTCTTCATCATAGCTTCCCAGCTAGCAGCAAGTTCACGGGCTTTAGCATCAGGCTTTTTAGCCTTGCGCTTGACGGATTGTTTGGTGTATATCATTGACATAGGTAAATTATACCATAGTTCTTGCTGGTTGTACACTAATAGTTGACTAAATTAGTATACTAATACTTTGGTTTACAAACGAACACAGGACCCATTGCGGGTCCTGTGCCGAGATATTGATCACCTACTTTCAGTGGTACTTATACTTTGACTCTGTGACTTTTTCGATGTACGAATCGATATGTGCTTTCTTCATTTGAAGTTGACTAGCACGATCGCTTCGTCCTTCCTTGTTCATTCTTGCTATACAATGATCGAGCTCCTTGGAATCTTTTTTGAGTTGGTCTAATTGGTAAGGAACCATTTGTTCTCCTTGAGAAATGTTGTACATACTAACAGAACATAATATAGAGTAAAAGTAAAGTGAACCTCCCGAAAGCGAAAAAAGCCCGATCATCAATGACCGAGCTTTTGGTTTAAATAAGAATTGGATTAAGATCTTTAATCATATGTTTATTTATCTAGAAAGCAATCCTGGGAATGCCTCTGCAACTAATTTTTTAGTAAGACCTTTGTACACACCTTCAAGAGTTTTATCTTTCATATGGCATACAAGTTCTACTTCTGAATCACTAATTCGATAAAGAATGTCAATAAACATTTTTTCTTTACGGATCGGATTAATTTGATCACCTGGACCACCTTTAACAAAGTAGCGGAACTTCTTTGTTTCATGGATTAGATGTGTTGTATCGTACTTCTTCTTTTCAGCAGAGTCGATAGGTGGTACACCTTTAGGTAGAGTGAATTGAATGCTATCGTCAAATGCACCTTTAAGTACGTCTCTCAATTCAAGAGAATTATACTTACGTAGGATTTCAATTTTGTCTTTCTTAGACTCAGCCTTTGCGACTTGGTCAAGAATTTCTGACACTAAAATTCGTTTATGTACATTTGCCATTTTAAAATTCACTCACTGATTCAACAAGTAATCTACAACGCTTCTTAATTAAGTAGTCAAGGATGCGAGCGCGAGGAGCAACAACATGACTTTCATATGTATTTATAATGTTGTTTTTGATGTCTTGTGGGATTAAAGACAAGTCAATGATTTGCTTGTTACGTTGGTAGTTACGGTATGTTTCGCTATCCATAACTTCTTCAAGCTTTTCAGCATTTGCTAACCAAGCGTCTAACTTTTTCTGAGTGATTGGACTTTGCCGAATGTTATCAACAATAGCATTATCGGGAGAAAGAATGTTAGGGATACCATCACCTTTATCGCCACGAATAATATGTTCAAACAAGTAGAGCTTAGGGTTAGGGTCGGCAACCATCTTCTTCTGGATTGGTGAGAACTGTTTGACATTTTTGAACCTGTGCAATTGAATAAAATCTTTATCAGATGAAATAATCATAACAGGTTCAGCCTTACCAAATTCTTGAGTTTCCTCAACGAGGGTAGCAATCACGTCATCGGCCTCAACACCTTGAAGGTGCACAAACTTATATGGGAAGTTTTCCTTGATTTCTTCACGGACAGTGTTGAGGATTTCAAAGAACTTTTCCCAGTCCATGCTGGAAGCTTCACGATTCTTTTTACGATGTGCCTTGTATTGTGGGAACACACCTTTACGCCAAGAGTTAGCACCGTCAACGGCAATAACAACTTGACCATATTCGTCACGATACTTTTTGTTGTACATGCGAATAGAGTTTAACACTAAATGACGAAGGAAGCCTTCAGTCAACTCAGCATCGGGTTGTGCCATGAAGGCAGCAATAGAGATTTGGGAGAAGTCAATAATAATCATAGTTTAATTATAACACAGTTTATGCTCGCTGTAAACCCTTGATGTGAGCTTTATGTATTTTACACATTATCCACTCATTGTAGTAGTTATCATCTAATAACACATTGCGGGTAAATTGTTCATAAGCTTCAAGGTAGTTACACTCACCTTTAGTCTTACATAGATGCAGGATTTCACGTTTGTAATTCTCTACACCATTTGTTTGTACTTCTTCTGCGAGTACTTTATTCGATCCGTAGTAGTCTTTCCAATCCGACTCTACTTTTGTACGTTTCTTTTTACCTTTAACTGTCTTAGTCTTTTGAGACCAAAATAGTTTCTTACCTACGTACAACTTGCCTGTCTTAAGGCAAGTGATTAAGTATACAAATCCGTATACCTCTTTGAATGTTTGTTCCCCTAATTCGTATGGGTTACCATTCATCGTCCATTGTGTTGTCATGAGGATATTCCAAGTCTAGTTCCTCTTCTATATATGTGTCTCCACAAAATGGACAATACAATGGCTCTTCTCCAACCTCATCAAAATTGAATTCAATGGTTGCTTCACATGAACATGATTTACATTCGTAAGTCTTCTTTGTCATAGTGTTTGATCTTTAATTTCTAACCATACTTTAAGTTTATCAACTCCGCCGATGAGTTCTTCACCTGCGAATACTTGTGGTAATGAACGTAGACCTTTTCCTAATAGGTAGTCTCGTCCGGCTGCGTTAGTTTCAATGTTAATCTCAGTGAATTCTACAAAGTTTTGTTCTAACAAACTTTTAGCAGTAACACAGTGAGGACAATTATTCTTTGAGTACACTATAATCATAGTGATAGTCCTTTCATTGTTTCAGCTGAGACGTCTTGCTTGACGCCACCAGTGATGTAACTTGTGATTTCAGTTTCTTGTGGAGCAACTTGTACGTTACCGCCACCAATCCACTTCTCTGTCCATGGCAAAGGATTTGATTGAGGTACACTATATGGACAAGCATAGCTTAATGCTCTCATACGGCGTGAACCAATCCATTCAACGTAATCGCCTAATAGCTTTTCATTAAGACCAATCATTGAGCCATCCTTGAAAAGATACTTAGCCCAGTCTTTTTCTTGTTCAATCGCTGATCTGAACATTTCAATGACTTGTGCTTCTGTTTCTTGACGAATACGAGCAAAATCTGGGTCGTCTTTCAATAGATGCTTAATGATAGATGTACTTGCTGCAAGGTGAGTATTCTCATCACGTGCAATGAACTTAATAACCTTAGCATTACCTTCCATCTTCTTAAGCTCAGCAAAAGCCCATGAACATGCAAAGGAAACGTAGAAGCGTACACCTTCAAGTATGTATACAGACATCAAGCAAAGGAATAACTTCTTCTTCAATTCATAAAGGTCAACAATAATTGTTTTAGAATTAACTGTGTGTTCGCCAAGTCCAAGTAACTCATACAAACGACTATAAGAAATAAAGTCGTCATAGTATACAGAAATATCATGAGCACAATCAAGGATAGGCTGGATAGTTTTAATTTCATCGAAAATCTTGCTAGGGTTTGCATAGATGTTACGAATAATATGAGTGTATGAACGTGAATGAATTGTTTCAAAGAACGCCCATGTTTCTACCATCACCTCAAGTTCAGGCACAGACGCCATAGGTAGAAATGCAAGGTTAGGAGATCTACCTTGCACTGAGTCTAATAAGATTTGACGCTTTAGATTAGATGTAAAGATATGTTGTTCAAATTCATTAAGCGAAGCAAAGTCTTTACTATCTTTTGATAAGTCCATTTCTTCTGGTCGCCAAAAGAATCCCAATTGCTTATCAGTGATTTTTTCGAATTGCGGATAGCGAACTGAGTCGTAGCGTGCAATGTCAACTGACTCACCAAAAAACATTGGTGACTCTAAATGACTTACAGTCTTTAACTTAAATACAGATGACATTTACCATTTCCCTATTGGACATTTACTTGATGGAGGCATAATCTTAAATAAAATTATGCAACCACATACTTTACAGCGTTCGATTCTTTCTTGAGTGCATTTGGGGCAACCCTTACATATATCGTAACGCCGTTGTAGTTCTTCTTTAACGGACATTTAAATTTTACACGATTCACAATCTTCTTCACCATCGATTGGTTGTGCTAGTTGGTCTTCAATAGCTTTGAATTCCTTCTCATGCATTTCACCAGCACCATCGTGAGTGTTGAAGTAATATAGTTGCTTACCACCATACTTATAAAACATAACAATATGCTTAATCATTTCTGACATAGGCACTTTGTTATCTTCATAATTTTCGGGATTATATGACGTATTGACAGATATACCTTGATCAATATACTTTTGCAATACAGAACAAATCTTTAGATAACCTTCAGGAGATTGTTGATCCCACAACAGGTCGTATTGATTTTTAAGTTTATGGTAACCCGGAACTACTTGAGCCATGACACCATCTTTAGATTGCTTGAATGATACTAAAGCACGTGGTGGTTCAATACCATTTGTTGAGTTACTAATCTGAGCAGATGTTTCAGCTGGCATCAACGCCATCAGTGTTGAGTTACGAATACCGTAAACTTTTAACTCTTCACGAAGAGTAGTCCAATCCATACGTTCTTGATGTGGAACTAATTCATCCACTTCTTTCTTGTATGTTTGGTTAGGTGTCAAACCAAGTGAGTACTTAGTTTCTTTCCATAAAGGACATGCACCTTTTTCTTTAGCCAAATTGACTGATGCTTTAATTAAGTAATATGACCATGCTTCAGTATACTCATCAATGATTGGTAATGAAGACACGTCATATTTCAAACCACGCTTAGCAAGGAAGTATGCTAGGTTGATGATGCCGTTGCCAAGAGGACGGCGATTTTTGGTTGATCTTTCGGCTGCTGGGACTGGGTAGTCTTGGTAGTCAAGAAGTTCGTCAAGTGCTCTGACTTGGAGGTCACAATACTTTTCAAATTCTTTTGGCTCGTTAATGAGTCCGTAGTTGGTGGCAGACAAAGTGCACAAACTGATTTCGCCATCGAGGTCCTCTGCAGATTTAAGTGGTTTAGTAGGTAAGTCAATTTCAGTACATAGGTTACTCATACGAATAGGAGCAACTTCTGGTATGAATGCGCCATGACTATTAGCATGGTCAACGTTCATTAGGTAGATGCGACCAGTGTCTTTACGTTCTGTTAAGAACTGTGAGAAGACATCAAGTGCAGTTAAAACTTTCTTACGAATATCAGTTCGTTGTTCATACGCTAGGTATAACTCTTTGAACTTATCCTGATCTGCATAGAATGCTTCATACAAATCAGGCACGTCATCTGGTGAGAATAGAGTAATGTTACCACCTGTCAATAGACGTTCATACATTGTCTTATTGAATTGGTAGCAATAATCCATGTGGCGAACACGAGTTTCTTCAGTACCTTTGTTGTTCTTTAGAACGATTAGGTTTTCAAATTCAAGATGCCAAATAGGAATATAAACTGTTGCTGCACCACCACGAACACCACCTTGTGAACACGATTTGACTGCAGCTTGAAAATACTTAAGGAATGGGATCAACCCTGTGTGAACAACTGAACCATCACCAATACGACTACCAAGAGAACGAATGGCACCAGCGCCGATACCAATGCCAGCTTTCTTAGAAATGTAGCGGACAATGGAAGTCGATGTCGAATTGATGGAGTCCAAAGAATCACCTGACTCAATAAGCACACAGCTACTAAACTGACGAGTAGGAGTGCGAACGCCGGCCATGATTGGGGTAGGAAGAGAGATATAAAACTGAGAAGTTGCATCGTAGTAATCCTTAACATACTTCAAACGCGTTTCCTTAGGATAGCGCATGAATAGAGTCATAGCAATTAACATATACAAGACTTGAGGAGTTTCATATGGTGTCTTAGTGACACGGTCTTGAACTAAATACTTACCACGGAATTGTTCCATGCCTACGTAAGTAAAATCGTTATCACGTTCATGTTTGATATAACGATCTAGTGTATCAATTTCATGCTCAGTGAATTCACCAAGCACTGCACCATCATAAACTCCACGCATAACGTTT